CTGCACGTGTTCGTCATGGTTCGTCCTGCTCTATCATGGGTTGGTCATGGGTTCGTCATGGGTCATCCTGGTTGTAAGTCTAGTAACCACAACAACTTAAGGTACAGCCATGACGAAGTATGACCCTTTTGGGGGTAAAGTAATATTAAGGGATGGGCTTAGACTCTCTCTGCTCTGTACGGTAACAAGTCTTTAGGGCTGAAACCGTCATGGTTCGTCCTGCCCCATAATGACGCACTCTAGTCCAGCCGATCCATGAGTCGCTTCCGCAGCCACAACCACTCCCGACGGTAGCACCCTGTCAGGAAACGGGCTGTGAGATCCGTGGCTCTCTTCCTATCCCCTGCAACGGTTACGGGTATCCCCATGCTCATGATCGAGCACAGAGTCCCCTTGACGTGGTTCGGGGTGACCTTGCGGGATCTCCAGCCTCCCATGTCGATCTGATCCCACGAACAGTCAATCATTAGCATGCGGTGCTTGAAGTGCTTGAGGCGGTGCATTTGATCCATGAACCGATCCCTCTGCGAACCCACACACTTGATCAGGTCGTCCAGGGACTTTCTCTCGACTGTCATGTCCGTCTCGAAGTTTCTTACGCTATAATCCCCTGTAACAAGTGCGTGCTTGATCGTAGGGTTCTTGAACTTGTATGGCTTCTGCTCACGGGTGTCAACGACGATAATGCAAGGTGGCGGTTCCTTTGGGATATGTATCAGTGGATCCTCCATGTGTTTTATTAGATCTACATTTGGCACGACTTCTCCTTCTGTAAGAAAAATGGAGTGCCTCAGAAGCCCACTGAGACACTCCTACGGAGAGTACGTAATGATTAAACAAAACACTCTGGTCGTTGTCAAGTGGGTCGATATAGTAGGGGACGACTCCTGGACAACTCTCAAGGAAGCACGCCGTATAACCACCCACCCATTCGTGTCCATTGGTTGGGTCCTATCTCACACGAAGACGATGCTGGTGATCACCTCCTGCTATTCCCCCAAGGACGACACCGTGGGATCAGTGACCTCCATTCCGGCTGGTGCCGTGGAGAAGATCACGGAAATGAACAGGGTAATGAAGCCCGGTCCCCCGGATCCGACTAGTCCATCCAACTGATACGCTCCTCTTGTTTCTCTGTGATCCCGTGGAGGTACACGTCACCACCCCTCTTGCCCTTGTCGATCCTGCACCGATTGTCGCCCTCGCCGATCATACGACCGTGACTCAACCGTCCAAAGTTGTTAATGTTCAAGCCGGGCTTCTGACCCCTTCTCCTGCACCATTCAGTGAATGCCTCGTAGACCTGACTGATACGTACACGCCCAGTACTGAAGGGTTCGTACTTCTCATGGAGGAACACAGAGATCACGTCTTCACTATCCTTGTAGTCTTCCAGTGCTGCACGGCAGGCTTCAGGCTCCTCTAGCCCCTCTTGAAGGAATCCCTGAGTACCCTCGATTAGCCACGACATGATCTGGTCTCGCTCGTCATCCACCAACCTGCGCATAAGGCCCCGCTCTTGGGCATGCTCAGGGATAATGACCGGGAAGTGGATCAGGGCCATACGCCTCCATAGGCCGTGCGACATGTCGTTCACGGTAGGCAGGTAGTTCGACATGATGAGGAAACTGGTCACCGGACGGAAAGAGAAGTGTCTGCCATAAAGATGTCGTCCACTTATCAGAGCCTCACCCCCTGTGAGCATCTTGAACCGCTCGTCGTTTAACTGCGTGTTGCTGCCGAACTCGTGAACCAGACCCACTCGCTTCCCTTGGAGGCTGGCTACCTTTGTCTCGCCACCCTCGCCTCCTGTGAGCGTGCTCGCCGGAACTGGGAAGCAGTACTCGCCCAGGCACCCCTGAAGGATACCAGCCAGCACCGACTTCCCATTCGCTCCGTCTCCGAACATGATCAGGGCCTTGGAGTCACCTACGTTACCCAGCAGGCATGACCCCAGTCTCTTTTGGAGGTAACGGATAACGTCCGCCTCCCCATTGAAGATCTCGTCGAGGAACTTCAGGAAGCCCTCTGGCTTGCCACAACCAGCAGTGTAGTTACTAGGGAGTATGTTAGTTACGTGGTCGTCACGGTTGTGCTCACCTTGGTGGTACTTCCCGTCCTCGGTAAAGGTCAGGGTGCAGTTCTGGAAGTTCACCTTCATTGGGTCGTTGTCGAAGTCCTCTGCGTTGATACGACACTCCCGTACGGTTGAGGAGAGCGCCAGGATATCCTTGATCTTTCGGTATGTAAGGCTTCGGGAGCATAGGCTACTGAGTCTTTCATGAGCACCACCAGCCTCCCCAGCCTGTAGTCGAAGCATGTTGATGTAAGCACCCACCATGTTCAATGCTTCGTTCTCGTCACGACCCCAGTACTTGCCGTTATAGAGGAGCCACCCCAGGCCCTCTTCGTACTTGAGGTTGTCTCCACGCTCACTGATAAAGGAGATCGCTATCTCCCTTTCAATCGCCTCGGGGAAACTCGGTTCTTGATCGGTAGCCCCGGTAGCGTTCTCCTGGTTACGTGCATGGGCGTAGGCAGAGGATACAGTTGTGCCGACCTCCTCCGGGCTGAGTGGTGGACGGCAATAGACCTCGTTCATTCCCCAGATAACATTGTATGCAGTGTCCCTGGTGACTCCAAGGTTTCTCTGCCTTACAGCCTCACGGAAGATAGCGTTGTTCCGCTCACCGCTGTTGACCACCAAGTCCTTGTCGGGGAATCTGTGTATGGGGTAGGTGTTGCCCCTGGAACACAACATGTGGGTTTCGTATCGTTCCGGTCTCTTCATGTTGACTGTACCAGGGATACGCATGATCCGGGCAGGCTCGGCGCATTGAGGGTCCCCAGACATAGACTTCGACAGTATCTGTAGCCTCTTCTTGAAGTCCCCACGCTCGTCCATGGTACGTAGTGGTGCGGGTTTGTCTAGGCACCAATAGCAGTGTGCGCCACCTCCGGTAGACACGACGACTGTCGGGGCGGGGTATCCCGCCAATCTAGCACGTTCGTCGAGGGTTTCTAGGGTTATTTCGGGGTCGTCTACGTCAACCCATAGTGCTCTGGAGTGGAGTAGGTTGCCCTGTCCCCCATTCCCTTCTGCGGATCTACGAACGGCTACACCGAATCCTGAGTTGGACAACTGCGTTTGAGCCCGCTCGACTTGTGTCCATAGTAGGTCGTCGTCACCGTAGGCTAGCATTGTGCTGAAGTTGCCTGTCGGGTTTGGGGCCCCGAACCCCCGTACGTTGATTATCTCACCTTCGTTGAATAGGGAATCTAATAGGTCGCTATGCATCGCCTATGAACCTTTCGTGTGGGAGCAGTTGTGCTACAAGTCCCCGTATGTGTAGTTTGGGGACCTGCAACTCGCCGAAGGGCTCGCTGGTGTGTGCCCTAAAAAGTTGTATCGTGACTGTGTCCTTGTCGATATGCACACGTGTGACAACGTCGTATAGAACGTCACCCATCATAGAACCCTTTCTAGAAGTTCCAGGAACCTACCCAGGGACTTCGACTTTGCGTGCCTCAGTGCGTGTCGCTTACAGTCGAACCTGTATCCTTCGTCATGGTGTGTGGGATACCAGCCTTTGCCGTCTTTACTGACAAGGGACGCCCTGGTATGGGAGATTGGGTTGTACCACTTCCTGCCGTACACCTTGTTCCCCTTGTTGGTATACCATTCAGCGAAGTCGGTCTCGTCACTGGTCCCGCATGCCGCCAACTCCATTTCACGAATGACTTTCCATCTGCGCTTCTGTAGGTTGTTGTTTGACAGGTGGCATATCGCAGCCTCTGAGGATATGAAGTCTGGCTCGGTGCGGAGTTTAACGAAGTGGTTAATGTAGTACATTAGTCTGGTTCGCCATTGTGGGGAGGTATCCCTGCCGTGGTCGAAGTGTCGGAGGTAAATCCATTCGAGGTCTTCTGACGACATAAGGGGTGGTACTATTTTACGGAAGTCCTCGATAGAGGGAAGGTTGAACCGGATCATGTGTGGGGTGACTGGGTAGTGTTCTCCTCTGCCGCACATCTGCTCGAATATGTGGTCTTCTATTTTCATTGAAGTCTTTCTAAGGTTTGGTGGCCACGCATCCACGGCGCAGCCACCGTCCTTATTCAGCGGGACTAGAAGGGTGTCTCCTGGGTTTCCGGGGCCCGAGTTTTCTTGGGAGCAGCCACGTATTCCTCAGATTCGGCCCACGCCTTGCACTTGACGAACTGGACATTGTTGCACTCGACAATGACAGCCTTCCGTGGTTCTCCGTCACGAGTCTTGTACTCGTCAATGCGGAGGGTTCCAGTGATAAGCACTGAGTCGCCTTTCACCAGATACTTCTCGCAGTTGTCGGCTCCCTTTCCGTAGACCGTTACGTCGAGGAAGTTGGTGTGCTTCCTGTCCGCTGAACCGAGGTTGTTGGCGATCCGGAACTCTGCTACTTTCGTTCCGTTCTTGGTGACGTCCGTCTCAGGGGAACCAACGAGGTTTCCTGAGATGGTAAGATTGTTGAACTGCATTGCAGTCCTCCTAACTAGGGGTACTAAACGGCGGGAGACCGTACCACGACCCTGACGTCCTTGTCAAACATTTTCTGAGAGTATTCATAAGTCGGTTCTGAACACCAACTTGGAGCCGACTAATCTTCTCGCCCCGTTGTCTGGCCTCTTATCGACGAACGCTTCGATCAGGAGAGCCAGGTCGTAGGTGCAGACAGGGCAGATGAAGTGGATCTCCGCCACGGCCTTGATAGCGGTGGGTGTGTGGTCGTATACTTCTCGGCAGCGGTCACACTTGAATGCCATGGTAGTTCCAAACGGAAGAGTTAATGTGTCCAATCCAGACCCGCCAAAGGTGAATCCAAATAGGCAGTCCGACTATGAAGACATGATGCTCCGTCTCGGAGTAAAGAACAAGTTGAAAGAGGCTGTAGAGTCTGGACACTCCTTCGAGGCGGCATGTGAACTGGTCGGAATACCTTATGAGTATGCGTTCTCGGCGAGCCAGACGGACGATGACTTTCGTGAGATATGGCAGTTATCGAGGGCGAATGGGTCTGTAGATACGCTTCCCTGCCCAAGCACTGTGTGGCGAGACGGCCATGAGGTCAAGGCGGAGTTCTTGAACATGTTGGTCGAAGTCGGACTGTTCAATAAACTGGTACACATGGCTGCTCTTGCGGAGCCCGGAACTGTGCAGGGTGACAAGGTGCTAATGTTTTTCGGCAGGAGCGTTCTACCTCAGGTTCTGCCAAAGAAGGATGAGGACGACAAGAGCGAAGTGCGGCTCAACCAAAAGTCCGACAAGGAACTGGTGGAAATGTTGAACTCCTTACAGAGGGGTAGGCTTAGCCTAGATGGAGAATGAAGACCTGCTTCACCTCATTAAGATAGAGGAGGAACTGCTCAAGAGAAGGGAGAAGGACCTACTAGGTTCTATCTCTGCGAACGATAGGCAGCGTGACTTCATAAACGCAGACAGCAAGGAGACCATGCTCACTGGTGCTAACCAGGCGGGCAAGTCTACGGCTCTCATGATGAAGTTCACCTACCACATGACGGGTCTGTATCCTTCATGGTATACGGGCGTGCGCTTCGACAAGCCGATCCAGGCTGCGCTAGGAGGAGAGACTGCGCAATCAACACGTGACTTGTTAGTCAACCGTCTCATTGGCCCACCAGAAGACAGGGGTGCTGGCTACTTCCCAAAGGGATCATTTGATCCAGAAAAGGACGTCACCCGCATGACTGGCGGTGTGGCTAATCAGATCGACTACTTCAGGGTCAAGCACTTTGACGCTGACGGTGACTTCGACGGATACAGCAAGGCCTATGTGTTTTCTTACTCTACGGGGTGGCGCAGACTCCAGGGCTACTCACTAGACTTGGTAGCGATTGACGAGGAACCTGAAATGATGGTCTACGAGGAACTGTCTGCACGTACGAATGCTACTGGTGGATACGTAGACATTGCAATGACTCCCCTGCGGGGTGAGACTGAACTGTACTTAGTGTTCGAGGCTGCCACGGGCGATATCAAGCGACTGATCAACTACGACATAACTAAGGCTACGCACATGGCTGTGGAGCAGCGTAACCACTTGTTGAAGAAGTATGAGAACAACCCATTCGCAGAGGCACGTCTGTACGGAAGGCCTGTCGCTAGTCAGGGGTTGATTTACAATGTGCCGCACGAGGTGATTACCACTGCGGACTTCCAGGTGGGCACCTACCACAAGCAGATCATAGGGATAGACCTTGCGCACACTACGGGTAAGTGGGCTGCTGTAAAGTTATCGAGCGACCCGAACTCTGGCATTACCTACGTGGTTCAGGACTTCAAGTCTGAAAGGATGTCCGTCGCTGATTTTGCTAGTCGTTTGATAGGGATGGGTGGACGTGAGATCCCTGTGGCGTGGCCCCATGACGCAATGAGGGAGACCTCGTCTGGTACAGTTGTATCACAACTGAGGAAGTTGGGTGTCAATGTTCTTCCGGAGGCTGCTCATATGATAGACCCCATGACGGGGACTAAGACTCGTGCCTTAATGAGCGTAATAGAGAAGGCCTTGGACATGATGAATCAGGGCAACCTTTTATTCATGTTACGTGGAACTAAGGAGATCCTGACAGAGATGCGGAGATATAGGCATAAAAGTGGGAAAATAGTTCCAAGGCAGGAAGATCATTGCATTGACTCCTTGCACAAGGCGGTTATGATGCTACACCTAGCGAAGCCAGGGAATGCGAGGGCGCAGATGCGATCCTTCAGGCTACCTGAGCAGGACTTCTTTGGAGGTTAGATTGACCGAAGTACAAGAACTGTTAGCCAGGTTGAGCACAATGAAGTCTAGTCGGGCGAACCACGAGAACGCTTGGCAGGACATATCGAACTATATGATGCCCTTTAGGGGCGACATAACAACCAAGAAGGCTAAGGGCTCGCAGAGGGTCCACCCGGTATTTGACTCTACTGCCATGATTGCCGCAGATCAGTTAGTCAACTTCATGAAGGGTTCATTGCTACCACCGTCGCAGGACTGGTTGAGGCTTGTTCCCCCATACGACTTCACGCACGACGACGTTGCCAAGAAGACTTTAGACATTACGGCTCAGCGAGTGCTCGCTCAACTGGCGGACAGTAACTTCTATAGCGAGGCTACGTCTGTGTTGAGGGATCTGATTGTTCTGGGCAACGGTACTCTAATGATCGAGGAGGACACGTTAAGTCCTAACTCCAACAACGGTATAACCTTCGAGTCCGTTCCTATAGGTCAGATGTGGTGGTCTCAGGGTAAGGGTGGTCGTGTCATAATGGTCGCCCGAAGGTACCAGATGCCTGCTATTGACGCAGCCCGTTTCTTCAAGGACCCAGGACCAGACGCATTGCAGAACCTTTCCCAGGGTAAGCAAATGGAACTTGTTGATTACTATCAGTTTGTGTTCGAGAACGAGAACCGGGTGTTTGGTGGCCTACCTGCAAAAACAACCAAGAAATATCGGAGTCTTTATGTCAGCGAGACGGGAGGCGGTCGTATACTTAAAGAGGAAGGCTATGACATTCCTCCATTCGTCGTGAGTAGGCTTCACCGTGTAGACGGCGAGGAGTACGGTCGTGGGCGTGGACACTTGGCCCGTGCGGACGCTAGAGGGCTAAGCGAACTAAGGAGACAAATACTTATTGCCGCAGGCAAGGATCTCAACCCGCCCCTAATGGTTGAAGACGACAGTATGGTTGACATGGACCTGACCAGCGGGGGTATGCTAGTAACACGACCACCCGTAAAGATATCCCCGAACTACCTCCGCAGTGGCGCTGACTACGCTGCTGCCGACAAGATCGCCAGAGACGACCGTGACCAGATCCGACAAGCGTTCCTCTCCGACGTTCTTGCTGAACCTGCCAGTCAGCCCCGTTCTGCTGAAGAGTCCAGGCAGCGGCAGGCTAGGAGCCTTCAGAGACTTGCGTCCGCCGCCGATATCATTAACGACGAGTTCCTTGGTCCAACAGTCCAGTCTGTGATTGGTATCATGGCGAGGAATGGTAAACTCCCCGAAGCGGAGGCTATGGCTTCTGCGGTAGGAGGCGAGGTTCAGGCGGTGGTGCGATTTGCTTCCCCCTTCTTCTCTGCACAGAAGCAGGAATCGGCTGGACGGGTTATGTCGTTCTTGGAGCGCAGGCTTGCATTGTTCCAGGCGACACAGGATCCTGCATATATCGAGGACATTGACCCGGACCGCTTACGCTCCTTTGATAGTAGGATGTCGGACGTTCCGGCGGAAATCTTTAGGAGTCAAGAGGAGATAGACGAGATCAGGCAGGCACGTGCTGAACGTTCTGCCCAAGAGCGTATGCAGCAAATGGAACAGGACTCACCGCAACAAGGGGGACAGGGTGGATAAGTTTGACGCTCTCATAGGCGCTCGCTCCGGCTTCAAGGGTCAGGAGTTAGTGGACTTCAATAAGGGTGCCAAGGAGGCTGCGGCCAAGGGTGCTTTGTCTGGCTCGGTGACAGCAAGTTATCTAGCGCCTCTACCATTGAATGTCGCATACAAGGCAACGAGAGTGGCGTTCCTTGGTTTAAAGAACTGGAAAGTGGCGAGAGGCGCCAAGGTGATTGGGGACGCAGCGGCGGCACAGAGCAGACTAAGCAACCCCAAAATGCACAAGGTTATTAGTGTTGCGGGAAAATCCTTAGCAAGGTTTGGGAAATTTATGGAACGAATGACTAAGGCTGGACGCAATGCAAATGGTCTCCCTAGAGGATCAGGTCCACCTAGAGATCTCCGCCATCGAGTAACCCAAATGGTAAGCGAAACAGCAACCAGACTCTTGACTGCTCCAAAGCCGTTCGCAATCTTTCGTCCAGGAACCACAGGCGGAAGAACTCTGCAATCGGCCACCCAGTTCCATAATAAGGCGAGGTGGGGGCAGAAAATGCCCACTGTACGAGTGATCCCTCAGGGCACCGATCAGGTCGGAATGCTGGTCGCCAGCATTATGGGTAAGTCAGATAACCATTTTAAAAGGACCAGGGCGGGGCTAGGTGTACTGGACAAACTATACTATGGGGCTGCCAGGAAAGTCGGGACGTCTGCTCCTGTTCTTTTCGGTAGGGTCCAGTTAATGCGAGAACACGTTTCCAATAACACGGCTATTGGTGAGATGAATAATAGAAGCCCTCGTCCCGTTTCCCGAGCGTATTCTACCCAGCCCCCGTGGTATGACAAGCATATCCCAAATCCAGGCTGGGGATGGAGAGAGAAGAATGTTACTAAATGAGGCATACCTTGCTGTATTTGATAACCCTGCTGGCGTGCGGGTTCTAAAGCACTTAGATTCCATGTTCGGCGCCAGGGACACGCTGGAGCCTGAAGAGTTGATAAACAAAAGCCATGAGTCTGAGGGGTCTTTGTCAAGAGTCCCTATAGACCCAGTTGCTATGGCTAAGAGGCAAGGATTGCGTTCTGCGTATTGGAAGATATGCGCCATGATAGAGAACGCTAGAAAAGAGAAGAGCAGTGGATAATAGCGAGGACCCGGTGGCCGAAGATAAGATCCTGGGCAAGTTTGATAACGTGGACTCTCTTGCTAGGAGTTACCAGGAGTTGCAGAGTCGTATGGGTAACTCTGTTCGTATCCCGAATAATGAATCGTCCTCTGAGGAGACAGCGGCGTTTTACCAGAAGATGGGAATGCCGGAATCTCCTGACGGTTACACAGTGGGTGAGGGTATGGAGGAGATGCTGGAGGGCTTCAAGCCCATGGCGCACTCTGCCAACCTAACGCAGCGACAGTTTGACCACTTTGCCAATGCACAGGGTGAGGCAGCAGCAGCGGCGGAAGAGTCACTGAAGGCTTCAGAGGGCCGACTGAAGGGTAAGTGGGGAGACAACTATGAGATGTCGCAGGGGGTAGCAGCGGGTGCGGTCGAAGCCCTTTCTGAACACAGTGAGACTCTAGGGGCGGTGCTGGCTGGGGTTGACCTCCGTGACGAGGGATCTCATGAGTTATTTACAACCATCGGGCAACTGCTCATGGATGGCAACGCACCAACACAAGGTCAAGGAGACAGCATGGCTGGAGAGACTGATGACATGGCTATTGCCATTCGTGTCCGGGAACTAATGAAGACGAAGGCGTTTTCTGACATACGGGACCCTGAGCACGAGAAGACTAAGGTTGAGTACTATGAGAAGATCACCCAGTTGGTGAACCGTGGCTATGAGGGAGTGTCTGACGCTCGCCTCAAGCCGAACCCGTTCAGGGGGGTGGGACTTGAGTAACATTAGTGTTGGAAAACCTAAAGAGGTACTTGACAAGGATAAGGACAAGAAGTAATCTAGCAATGCTCCATAACCTTCGGGCGGGGCTGGCACCAGGGAAGACTGGCGAGTAGGGTAAGCGTAGTTACCAAGGTAGGCCCATATGTTTGGACAACCTTCCGTAGCAAACTTAATACTTTGTTTGGAGGAAATGTCTAATGGCATACGTAGGATTTGGCACTGGTTCTTGGCCCGGCACCACAGGTGACGGCGTCGCTAACAGTGCATCTAATAACTACACACAGTTGTTCAAGACCGCTTATGCGGACATGATTCGACTGAAGGCGCAGACCTTACATTCTGCTTTGTCTGATACCTGCATGCCCGAGGTACTTCGTGGTGACCCCCTGATGCTTGACTCGTACAAGTCTGTAACCCTGACGACCCGTGACCGTGGTCAGCAGTACGGTGCCGACAGTACTGGCGGAGACAAGGCGTACAAGGAAACCGACAACGAGCGTAGAGAACTTCGTCCTGAGTTCCATGAGTTCGCTGAACTCTTTGATCCTCGTGACGAGCGTGCTCTCATGCGTGCGATCCAGCCTGACGGTGCTTATGTTGCCAACGTGGCAGCGGCGTTCAACCGCAAGAAGGACGAGGTTATCCTCAATGCCTTCAGGGGTCCCGTGACTGTCAATGGTACGGCTTTCGCAGACAGCACCACCGTTGCGTTGCATGCTTTCCGCAAGGACTGCGATCTCGCTTACGGTAGCACGACTGCGATTGCTGGCGGACTGGCAGCGGGTTCTTCTACCGACCTGCTTGGTGGACCCGCCGATGCGAGTGCTCCCGATGATAACTCAGCGTCTGGCGACAACATCGGCGGAACTATTGGTGCAGCCGCAGCCGCTGTCCTTGCAGCAGAGACTTACACTGGCGGAGTGTTACCCGCCTTCTCCCTTACACAGGAGTTTGGTTGTCAGCAGATCGTCGAGGGTGACATTCAGACCATCGGCAGTACTGGCACTGGTGCAGGAATCGTTGGTACTGATGCGGCACAAGGGCTTCACATCAAGAAGTTGTTGACTGCCCTCAATGTTCTTCAGACGAACGGTGCTTGGCAGGGACAGCGCATTTACGTTGTGCTTCACCCGGATCAGGTAAATGACTTGATGCACGAAGTCCAGTACACCAGTTCAGACTACAACGCACTTCAGCCGCTCATGTACGGGCAACCTGTTCCGTTCCTGGGTTGTGAGTTCCGTGTCTGCAATCAGATTCCGCAAGAGACTGTTCTCTCCGGCGTTGGTGCTTCGGCTCTCCAGGATCCAGCCTCAGCCAATAACGCATACGCAACTCTGTCCTTCGAGACGGCCACGAACGGTCGTTACGTTTGGATGTACACGGAGGATGCGAACATCTTCGGCATGGGTGACGAAATGACGGTTCGATTCGACGAGATCCCAGACCGTGGGTACTCCTTGCAGTGTTACCACGACTTCAGTCTTGGTGCCGTTCGCATGGACCCCAAGAAGATGGTTGCGATCCCCTGTCACAAGGGAACTGCCGCAGTAGCCATCGCCTAGTTTGATTGAGGGGACCCTCGTGACAGGTAAGACACATTACTGGTCGCAAAAGTGCTTGTCACTGATCGGTGGTGCATCGGTCACGGGGGTCACTACGACATGGATTGCTCTTCTCACTGCGAACCCAACTGGGGACGGTGAGGCTGCAACGGATTGCCCGGGTCTAACCAGGACCCAGGTATACACGAGTGGCTCCACTGCTCCGTACTGGTCGGCGGTGAAGTCAGAGGGTGACAAGAAGTTAATCGACAATGTAGGCACTGTGTCTTGGTTTGCCGGAACAGCCGAGAGTGGTTGGACGCAAGAGATCATTGTGGGCATAGGTATTTACGATGCTGCTACAGTTGGCAATCTGCTATACTGGGAAGCACTTGACGCAAACATAACAATAGCGCCATTGGAGGAGTTAGCCTTCGGTACTGGCGCAATAAAAGTGAGGGAAGACTAATATGGGACTAAGTAACTTAGGCGAGCAGGTTTCACTGAACAGACTGTTCTCTGCGGACCAAACCCCAACAGCAAGTACGGTACAGGAGGATATGGGTCCAATCGTGGCGTCCCCAAATACTGTAAAATACTTCATTCACTTGCATGCCGCCACGGCTACACCAGCGACCGCCCCAACCGAGTCCGACATGGGGACTACCTATACAGGGAGCGCCAACTCTCCTGGCGTGGTGTACGCAGCACAACAACTCACCTTCGATCCGTTGACTGAGGCTACTGGTACTGCCACTAACGTTATTTCCCTAACCAGCACCGTGACGTTCACGACTTCCGCCGCATCCGACTGGCCTGTTATCGCCTACTACTCGATCCATGCATGTGCAACGGCAGCAGCAGCGGCCACCGCCAATATGATCTTTTACGGCACCTTCGCCACTCCTGCTACTGTGGGCCTGGGAGATACTGTGCAGATCGTTTCCGGTGGTACTGGACTTGCCATAGCCGCAGAGTAGACCTCTTGTGGTTGCATAAGGAGGTCGAGGGGTGACTGCACATTTAGGATCCAGGGTATGTGACAGCAGTCGGGCAAACATATCAGGTGTGGGTCTCGATGCTGACTATACGCTAGTGTCGGGAGATGCTGGCCTGTTCATACTGGCATCCTCTGTAGAGGACGGTGGTTCCGAGTTCCGTGCAGGACAGTCGCACTCTCTCCAATGGAGGGTGCTTCCTAGCGGAACCTTCGCAACCTTAGCCTTGACGAACGCTACTGGCCCGCACCTTGACAACGCCACTGGAACCATAACCAACGGAACCAATGTGGCGACCGGGAACCGAAGAGGCACCCAGGCCGATGGACCTAATAGCGATGGGTTCGTTGCTAGTGGTAAAGAGTTCACAAGTTCGACCTCGCAAAACTACGGGGCTGAAGTCAAGGACGCACAGACTGAAGCCCAATGGGCGATAGACATGGGGAACTGCCCAGCCAGCACGGCCTATCAGTTCCAATCTTCATGGGGCTCAAAGAACGACGGAACCGCTACGTTCACCCTCATGACGGTTACAACTGCCGCTGCGGGTGGTACCACACATAGCCTTGCCCATACGACGGGTTCGATAGCGACCACTCATACTTCCTCCGTTACTGTTACATCCACACACAGCCTATCACACACGGCAGGCGCAATAACGACCAGCACTTCCGCCAGTTCAATAACCGCCGTTCAAACGCACGACCTTGTCCACACGGCAGGCTCGATAGACCTCACTCAAGACACTGCCGATATCACCTCCAAGACTATCCATAATCTTTCATCCACGGCCACCAACCGGTACCTAATGGCGGACCATCCGCTCCCTGCCGGGGGTTTCTACTCTCATATCACAATCACCTCGGGTGCTACCACACACAGCCTAGCGCACACGACGGGTTCAATAGCGCCCACTCACGACTCCACGGTGAAGTTGACACGCAGCCTTACGCATACGACGGATACGATAGCGACCACCCACGACTCCGCAGTGAAGTTGACACGCAGTCTTACGCATACGGCAGGCTCAATAGGAATCACTCAAGGCACCGCCGATATCACTGCCGACCAAACCCATGAACTAGCGCACACGGCAGGCTCGATAGACCTCACGCAAGACACTGCTGATATCACTGCCGCCCGCATACACAGCCTTGCACACACGGCAGGTTCAATAGCGACCACTCATGACTCCACGTTGAAGTTGACACACAGTCTTACGCATACGGCAGGTTCGATAGCGCCTACCCACACTGCTGATATAACAGCAGTCCAAACGCACGACCTTGCACACACCGCTGACTCGATAGACCTCACTCAAGACACTGCTGCAATAACTGCCGACCAAACGCACGACTTGGTCCATACGGCCGACTCGATAGACCTCACTCAAGACACTGCCGATATCACCTCGACTGGTTCAACAATACGCAGCCTTGCCCACACTACGGGTTCAGTAGAGCCTACTCAGGATACTGCTGCACTCACGGTCACCAGTACGCATAACCTTGCACACACGGCTGGCACGATAACGCCCACCCACGACTCCACGTTGAAGTTGACACGAAGCCTAGTACACACGACGGACTCGATAGCGCCTACTCATGACTCAACGTTGAAGTTGACGCATAACCTTGCCGTCCGCTTTATATTCGGCGTACCATTCGACTCCGCCATAAGTATCGGCACAGTTCCGACCGCTGCACTCACGGTCACTAGCACGCACAACCTTGTCCATACTGTCGGCTCGATACGCATCACTCAAAACACTGCCGCTGCCCTTGTACTTACAATACACCGACTCGCACATACGGCGGGGTTGATAGCGCCTACTCAGACTGCCGCACTCACGGTCACTAGCACGCACAATCTTGCCCATACGGCTGGCACGATACAGGTCACTCAGGATACTGCTGCTCTCACGGTCACTAGCACTCACAACCTCTCGGCCACCGACTCAATCGAACTGACCCATGACGCTGCTGTGGTGTTGATTCACAGCCTTGTACATACGACGGATTCGCTCACGGTGACAGACGACAGTAGAGTTCAAGCGAAGGTGGTTATTAGCCTTCAGGGAACCGGGACAGTATCAGACCCCACTGACGTATCTCGTATAGAGTCGGCAACATACCTTATATCTGTTACCATAGACGGGGTTGGAGATCTAACCCATAACCTGTTGAAGAGGAGCGAGATAATGTCACTAGAGGAAATATGGAATACCGGGCTGACCCAACTAGGTGTTGGTACAGTGGATTCCGCAGTATCAGATCAGACGGCGCAGGCAATCCTATTGAGGAAGGTCTGGGACAACTTTAGAAAACAGTTCGTGAGCGACCACGCATGGAATGGCTGCAAGACTACCGCCGCCCTCACTGCCCTGGCGAACTCGGACTTCAAGGACACCACCCGGTGGGGGAACGTCTTCTCACTGCCGTCAGACTACCTCCGGGCGCTCACTGTGAATGGGCACCCGAATCAGGCTGGCAACGCAGAGCGGATCATGTGGGAGATCGAGATCGTATCTGACAGTTCAGGTGCCAAGTCTCGCTGTATCTGCACGAACCAGAGTACGGTCAAGTTGGAGTATGTCTTCGATCCAGGAGACGCTAACATAGGAACCTTCCTTGCTCCCGCCATGAAGCACGCACTGGGGCTGGCCTTTGCTGCCTTCGTTGCCCCGAACTTTGGCAAGAGTGCGAACGACATAACCCTGATTGAGCAGAAGGCACGAGAGGCCCTACTCAAGGCACGTGGTATTGACGGTCAAGAGTCCTCTGGGATCTTCTTCGGCCCGTCCGAACTGGTTGAGTCAAGATACAGGAGTAGTAGTTAATGGTATGGGTTCCCCAGACGAGTTTCAGGTATGGTGAGATCAGTCCACGAATGGACGGTCCCTCTGACCCAAAAATCTATGACGCCTCTTGCCGTAAGGTTGAGGGTGCTATCGTGTCGTCGAACGGAACCATTGAGAAACGAAAGGGAACCTCTTACCGTGGTGAAACTTCGTTCTCTACAACTGAGACGAACTTTACCTCTTCTGCCGTGAAGTTGATACCCTTCAAGTCTGGCACCGACACCTATGTCCTGGTCTTTGAGGTCATGTCTCAACCTAACTCAGCCTACCCATTCACTAACGCAGACGGGAACATTAACTTCCCCACGCTGACATGGGGTGTTATACGTGTGATCAAGGACGACGTTTTTTACACGTCGAATGGGTCTTCCACGTATACGGGTACACAGGTATGGGCGGAGCAATCTGTTTGCAACCTACCGTTTAGAACGCAGTCGCCTGCTAACTTGCATCATGACGTTATAGATACAGACTTCCGTCCACCGGGTTCTGACTTATCGTTTTCAAAGATGTTTGGATGGCACCATTTTACGGCCAAGCAACTACCAGAGGTTAACTACTTCCAGCATGACGACTCCCTGGTAATATGCCACCAAGCAAAGCCGCCAATGGAAGTGTTTGTAGATACTGATGGGTATCTAGATACACGACAATACCTCATGGAAACTAGGTCTCCAGAGGTTGATCGTCGGGGGCCTCGATTCTCAATGACGGCAACTCAAAAGGGCGCTACCGCCAACGAGGATTATACGGTAGATACGACAATGAACTGGTTTGAAGACGGAGACATAGGGGCCATATATCGACTAGGATCTTGTTTGTCCAAACAATCTACGGTGACGTCTGCAAGTCTTGAGAGTCAGGTGCCAACGTCACTTGGAGAACATTCTGACGACCGTGGTGGGTATTTCGCAATGGTTACCGAGGTAGTGAATAACAGACAAGCGATAATGACGTCCATCACTGATCTCAATGTCGGCGGACGTGAATATATCGCTTACATATCAGATCCAAGTGACTGGGACGGGCCGTGGGTGAGCGATAGAGCACTGCCCCCGACAAGTAATCCTTATAGTAGCCAGGCTCGCAACTATGGGCACACACTGCCGGGCCGAAGACTCATAAGGTACAACCATACCACCACAATAACCAGTGCCAACACAGGTACGTTTTTTGAAGACTGCGCTGCGTCTGAAATAACAATACAGCCGAACTACAACGCAGATTACGGCGGTAATGCAACGGGCCCAGGTACAACTATCGGCACAGACACAACGATTCAGCCTACTGACATTGGGTGTATCATTATGAATCGCCAAGACAACAGGAATGGCGTAACCCCTTCTTGGCTTTTCTCTGCCCCCGTCCTGGACGTGTCTTGTTTTGCATTGATCACAGGGACTTTTACAGTAGGAGCGGACGTACTGGGGTCTGGCCTACAGCAAACTATGTACAGGGCGCAAATACTTAATGGAGAGCAAGCGCCCACTTCGACCGCTCCAGGGTGGAGGCCAAGTGTAAGTGGATATCAGGACCCAAACACGGCGTTGTCTACTACCACCGCAGACAGCGCTCGTCTCCCAAGGATGGGTAATACTCAAAATGCAGACGGATCCGAAGTACGTGCCCCAATGGGCGGGCACCTCTACCGTTTAAGGAACAAACGGAAGTCTATGGAGGCAATACCCCCGATTGCGATACAAAGAGTATCCGCAGGGACGCCCCTATCGAACTCCCCCGACTTAACATATTATAAATCAATCGCAGCGGGAGAGACCGTGACTATCGTTGGTGGAGATATCCCAGCCGCACATAAAGTCTCTGAGTCCTCGACACCATTTGACTACTCCGTCCGAGGAGAGACTGAAGTCCTTCCAACGCCTCCCGTCTTTCCGCCCTTCGGATATTTGGATGCTGTACCAACCGCTGGTACCCTGCATGTTAATGGCGGCGTCTTCTCCCATGTGAGACACGACAACGCCTATGGCGTCGGTCCTCTGGTAGAAGACACATGGCTTGTAATAAAGCCACCCTCCTCCACGGCAATCACAGGTAAGTACGGTCTAGGATGGTCTGAAGCAGTCGGGTTCCCCAGTTGCGGTAGTAGCCACCAGGGGCGAGTGATCTTCGCTGGATTTGAACATCAAAAGAGAGTGGTTGTCGGTAGCGTGTTAGACGATCCTAGAGACTTCTCAATAGGAGGTGCCTCTTCCGACGGCTTCCACTTCCTAGTGAACGACTTGCGTGGCAGCAGGGTACGCTGGCTGTCCTCTGGTGTAGATCTGCTCATTGGGACGACCACAGGTGAGTTCTCCATTGGAGGCTCTCCACTCTCTGCTCTGTCAGTTGGAGTTGATCGACACTCAGCCTATGGGTCTGCCTCGATCAGGCCAGTGATCATTGGAAATCACCTGCTATTCGTGCAAAAGGATCGGAAGACGATACGTGCGTTGAAGTTCAACTTCGCTACTCAGAGATACCAAAGCACAAACGCCACGCAGAACCATGCACACTTGTTTAAGGACGTTGTGATTGAGGAAATGGTTGTTTGGGAAGGCGAAGAGGACCCGGTTCTCCTGTTGAGGCTATCCAACGGTGAGGTTCTATCGTCTCGTGTTAATGAGATCGAAGGATTCATTGGGTGGTCTCGAATGAAACTCCCACTTTGTTCCTCCATTTGCCAGTCACGCCACCCAATACCTTCGGGTGAGTCAACTTCGTACACTGCTGCCGACTCGTTCTATGTGGCCTACGACACCAGTAGTGCAAACAAGTACGCCCTGTCTAAGTACGACGATACCCTGTACCTCGACGAGGCAGAGATAGCCACGGTGACGGGGACGTTTGCTACTTCTAACTACGCAGCCACGCTTGGATCCACTCGTTTCAATGGGTTGGACGTGTCGGTTGTAGTGGACGGCATATATCGGGGTGAGCATACTGTCACTGGTAGCAGCGTTTCCCTGGTTAATATCACCAGCGCAGAGGCGACTTCAGTAATCGTTGGCAAGAAGATCAACATGGTCATGCATCCAAGAGTTCCTGAAGTCATATCGGGGACTCGTGTTACTTCCACCCTTGGAAGAATGAAGAACTATTCGTCGGTCGTAGTCAATGTCAATGGGAGCAAGGGCGTCAAGGTCAACGGATTGGAAATCGACGGCATACCGCTGGACCTAACTAGCAACCAAATCACTCCACACACGGAACACACAGGATGGTTGGAGTGCGTCGCTACGGGTCTGTACGGAATACAGCCGTTGCTTGAGATAAGTTCTGACAGGCCGTACCCAGTGGAGATATGCGGATATACTGTTGACATGAAGGTGGAGGGCTAATGTCCGAAGAGGGAGAATACGCCTTACAGGGAGCGCAGTCGGGGGCGGCTCTGGGTACCATGCTTTTACCCGGCATTGGAACAGCCGCAGGCTTTATCCTTGGCGGCATCTTTGGTGGACTATCGGGTGCCAAGGCACATGAGAAGAAGAGGGCGATTCGACGGGAAAATGACCGACTCAAATCAGTGCAACTCTTCAGTCATGCCTCTGACGAAGGTCGCCTGTCTAGATTCAAGGCGGCAAGCCAGAGAGCGTTGATCGGTGGGGCGGGGTTGTCCACGAGGTCTGGTTCAGCGTCGGCGGTGGAGTCCGACATAATGGCTGAGTCTGTCCTTCAGCAAGAATCCATACTTGCAGGTTTGCCAAAGTCATATCGTCGAAAGAACCCTAACTTCGCAACAAACGGTAGTTCGTTTATAAGGCTGGCATAATGGTAGTAGTAAACATTTCTGGTACTGGGCCACGTCCCCGTAAACTACAGGTCGATACGTCCAAACTAGAAGACCTACAAGAGGACCTTGCGGATCACGAGTCCACATGGAACTCTATCATGGGCGCAACCAAACTAGCAGCCGGTTTAATAGAGGGTGCGAGCAATGAGAAGATAAAAGAAGTTGAGACCCGTGTGAAGGCTGGGTTGTCTGCTGTAAGCAACGCCGTCACTGACAGCGCAGTGGCCGCTGGTAGTGAAGCAGGTCTGGGCGATGGCACGTTTGCGGACGTTGTCTTCAAGGGCGAGGAGTTCCAAAAGCAACGGGACGCCTTGTTCGAGGGCGATTTCAAGTGGTATGAGGGTGCCGCAAAGAAAGCCACTGAGGCGGCGAAACTTTCCCTGAAAAACAGCACTAAGACTGAATGGGAAGCAACCGCAAAACTTGCCTTCGATAACGGACGGCTTGCACGTGGCATAAAAGTTGAGTTAGCAGACGACGATACCCGTTCCGACATTGTAGACAAACTGTGGGTAGGTATCGAAGGCTTCAAGGCTGACCTACAGACAGGGGCGGGCAAGGAACGTGCCGGGCCTATGCTGACTGAGACGATTGGCCGACACGTAACGGAAATGATAAGAAACCCATCGGAACTGGTCGAGGATCCAACCCAACTAGAGAGGCTCTTAGATCAGTGGAAAGCAAGCGGCGCACAAGACGCAGACGTAGACCTTGCGAGACGTGGTGCAGTACAAAACTTCATGAAGCATGCTGCAACGCCCGCCGGGCAAGCGCAAATGACCGCCGTTCTTTCCGACCTAATCAACCCTTCAGACGTGCTAACTACGGAAAACTACGGGAAAGAACTAGAGGCCTTAGGGATACAGCCGGAAGCGTTGTCTAGCCTGAAGAACAGTGCTAATGGACAGTACATTGTAAATATGATCGACGGCGGTATGCCCATTGCCGAAGCCATGAACGCCTTGGAGTCCCATGATTACTTCCCTGGCGCTGCCGAACTAGCACCCTTCATTAACTTGCCGCAAGTGTCACTCGACACCCCTGCCGAGGCTCTTCTTGACGTGCTCGGTAAGTATAGCAGTGACGGCGTACTCTGGATCTCCAACACGGAGTGGTCAAGGGTCGGTCACTGGTTCTCTCTGCAAACAAATGCTGACGCTTGGAACAGGTTGAGCCAGAAGCCTACGATAATGACGGTATCTGAAGGTGGAGTAGCATCCTTATGGGGTGGCACTTCGGCAGGCGGCGGTGGTAGCAGCAGTGGTGGAAGTGCCCAGGCCGATCCTGCTTTCTCGTCAGGATACTACGGGACTGGAAGTAGATCAGATTACGATCCAGACGCTGTCCTTCACGGCGCCAATCTAAGGGCTGCACTAGGGGATGCTTTGGAGCCTCTTGGTATTGACTTAGGGAAACTTAATCCCGGCAGGAGACAACACCTACTCGATCAGGTCTTGAATGGTGGCCTGGGCTTCACGCTGGACTTATCCAAGAACATGGAGGAGACCTCAGCAGCGCTGGTACTCGGCATTGATCAGTCGGGACTCAAGGCTACCAAGGGCGGCGGTGGGTTCTACCTTGATCCATTGAACGTCAACGACCTTCCCCAAGAGGACCTACTTAAGATCTTTGGGGCACAAGCAGAGGACGGAGAAGTGTTCGCTGCTGTCACCACCGTGAATGGGCAGAAGACCTATGAGTTGCGTAGATCGGGCGGAGTCAGAGGAGAGGCTTCTATGCCCCTGTCGGTCCCGACTATAGGCCTTGAGAAGTTGTCCAAAATAAGGGAGCAACGACCAGCCAAAATGATGGAGCAACGACCAGCCGATGAGGGCCACTCTGGTGAGAGTTACCGGGCGATTAAAGCACATATTGGTGCAGTAGAACGCCTAGTCCAACCACCCACACCAGAGGATCCAGACGCACCAGCACCCACCGTCACGCCGGAGGATCCAGACGCACCAGCACCCACCGTCACGCCAGAGGATAAGGCAGCAGACCTAGAGTTGCAAGAGGGCATAGAACAAGGCAAGGCCATGTTCTTCACAGATATGGCAGACATTGGGTTTGCTAGTTCGTACATGGCGTACGGTGCGTACAAGTGGAACAAGGCGGCGGAGAATGTAGCGACGAGAATGCTTGGCCCTAAGGGGAAGTTCATGGAACAAGCCGGGATGTCATTCCAAAGCCAACCACCCAAGGGCTTGAGGGGTGCTGACGGAAGGTTCGTAACTAGTTACAGCGGGCGTTCACAGAAACTGCTTGATAACATCTATAAGGTACTTGATGTGCCAATGGGTGAGCGGATAAAGATCGACGAGTACTTATCTCAGCCATCAAAACAAAAGAAGCGGTTCGAGAAGGAACTGAAACGATTGCACAAGAAGTACGGCGAGGAGGTGATCCGCAAGGCCATTAAGAAAGAGGCGTGGGATAAGGGTGCCAAGGTTGCGGCCAGCAGGCTCGGACGTAACTTAAAGAAGTTGACTGGTGGGGCAGCGGGTTTGGTCCTGCTTGCCGGTGACTTGTTGGCGTTCGGATTGTCTGACGAGGAGTCTTACGAGGCACAGGACGAGATATTTGCGCCCTTTGAGGAGGGGTTTGACAAGATCAACCCATACGGCATATTTGACCTGGGAGCGTCATTCGACTACACCCCTGCACCGGATAATGCCGGGTACATAGGCACAGCACTCCACTATGTAGGCCAGTGGGGAGTGGGCATGCTTCGTCACATGTCAACAGGAGAGGGCGCTGCTGGTACGGTTAGGTCTGTATTCCGTAGCGCTACTAACATCCTTGGCGAGCGTGAAGTAGCATTTGGCTTCTCAGTATTCGAGGCGGCTAGTCAACAAGGCACAGCAGTCTTGAATGGTCTTGCTAATCTAAACCGTCCCGCTGACCACGAAGCCGCTTGGCAAGCAAGCGACAGCAACCTAGTAAATAGCCTTGGGCAAACAGCAGTGAGCATAGGCGTACTCCGTGACTACAACACATTGTTCTCTGCGTTCGACGGTGACTCACGAGGACGCTTCATGGATGCTATACGAGGGCCAGTAACCGAGATGCGTGGGCTTGAGAAACTTTCCAAGGTAGTGAAGTTGGACGACCCACAAGAGTCCATGATCCTAAGTGAACTTATACGAGGGTCAGGAGAGTTTGGCGGAGATTTCCATGAGAAATACATGGGATACAACAGTACGTTCATGGATACCGTTGATCCAGATGGCGATCACGCTGACGAGTTGCATAGGATGAAGGTCAATGGTGGAGTGTTCTGGAGTGACCGGGCAGGCACAGGCCACTTCAATCCCGAAGCAGGGCAACTTCTCGTGGGCAACGCTGACATGGGTGGTGTCATAGGCTTCCTGGAAGTTGTGAACAGAGATCAAGACAACCTACGATACACACGACAAGAGGTTATGGCTGCTAGGAAGTTCCTACTAGACCGGGACGAGATACCGCACGGCGCCCACCGCCTCATGAACACGGTACAGGACTTAATGGGGGACAAGCACCTTAGTAACCTTGATGCTGACGAAATACTTGGTGGCTGGCACGAGTTTAATCAACTACTACCTGGAGGTGACCCGCTTGAGTTTGCCGACGACTGGTACGATCACGCCCTAGCCTCTAATAAGAACATGCCGGAAGGTATGGTAGAGCAGTACGCTGACACAGTAAAGGACTACCTCGACTGGGCTAGGTCGAGCCCAAACATCAAGGAATCCCTACCGTCTATGGACCTGGAGGGGCTCAGTAATCGTCAGAAACTAACCATTGATCTCATGTCGTGGATCAGCATAGGTGCCCCCTCTGCCCATTCGGGAGAGCCACAAAGGAACAAGAAACTTTCGGACTTCTTCCCGACTACAGCGGAAGACCTAGTAACCGGGGCGAGTTTCCTTAGAGCAACGGGCATGTACATCAATACAGTGAGCGATGCGTATGGGTATAGGTTTGAGTTGAACCACGATACCCCGGAGTTCTTGATCCACTTGAGGGACGAGGGCATAGTGCCAAAGAACCAGGCTGAGTGGTCAACTGAGTACGGACTATTCTCTTCACGTCTGCCCAGGACGGTACGCAGTAGGTCTGGTGATTATGGAAAGTCAACCCGTGAGTTCCTAGCGGGGAATCTGGGCATAGACACACGTGGCGTGGGGAGAATAGAGCACATAGACCCCTCCCTTACTGGGCCTGACGAACTTGGTAAGGTCCAAGAGAACAGGGTTAGACCGTACTCCAAGGAAGAAATGAAGGTCCTGACTGAAAAAGCACTCAGGTATGAACTCGCAATACTAGTCGATGACCCCACGATACTTGCGGATTTGAAGATCCCTTCACTGCCGTTCGCAACGAGAGGCATAGGGCACCGTACGAAAGTGGGCGGCCCTGATATCTGGATGCAAGACGAGCCGCAAGAGATGGGCATGGGTGCGTTCGCTAAGCCTGAACCAAAGAGTCGAGGACTTACCGGGGCAGAGGTAGTTGACGCACTCAGTGGAAGAAACGATATCCCTAACTGGGATAAGCACATGTCTGCACCACTGAATCCGGAGCAAATCCTTGGGGACATTGCACAGAAGCAGTTTGACGTAAACGAGCAGATGGAACGGTATCGTATACGACGAGACCAAGGCGAGGTTAGCCACCAATGGTGGTACCTCAAGAATGAAAGGCTGAAGCGTCAGTACGGGAGGCTGGAGAAGATGGTCCGTATGGTCCAGGTACATGGGCTATACTTAGAGCAGGTAGATAGAATGCCGTCCAGAGGGATATACAATGCCTCATGGGAGCACCATGCCAAGACGGTTGAGAAGATATTAAGGGAGATCAGTGACTGATGGAATAGAACAGCCGGGCATCTATAGCAGACGTCCAGGCTACGCTATACCTCCAGGTGAACGACTAGACATGATCGACGCCGCCAAGGATGGGCCGTCGTTCTTCTCCACCTTTGCTGCACACAACCGTGAGTACCTTGGCGTAGGTGGCGTAGTGTCACGAGCCTATACCAACCCTGACTTGCTTCTCACGGGAAACGAGCCAGTGGTTACTGGTGTATACGAGTGGGGCAGGGACTTCCTGTCACACATGACTGCGGGCACTGATCAGCACGTTGCTGAAG